TCAATTTCTGAAGGCATCCATAAAAATAACCACACCCTTCGGTGTGGTTATTTTTATGGTGGACTCAGGCGTTCCAAATCCGAACCCCTCACCACAAGAGGGGTCGGAGTTTGGAGTGGCATGAAAAGTCTTGGTTTTACAGGAAGTGAGGTTATATGCGGTAGTTATACGATAACCGTCAGGCTCGTCCCATACTGTCACGGAATTCACCATAAGGTCAATGATATGCCGCCTAAATTCCTCGTCCTCAATGTTACCATCTTTGAATTTGGTAAGCCAGAAAATAATCTGATCTCGGTCTATGCGGTAGATATATTTTTCTTCTTCGGCAAGCTGCTTGGCAATATCCTTCTTGTCCTTTTCAAGCTGAGTAAGCCGGTCTAACAGGGTGTCGGAAGCGACACCTTTTTCTATTGCCTTGGCAATGTTCGATATGGACTGTTCAACCTCTTGCTGTCTTGCAGTAAGCTCAGGAATACGGGTGTTCTCTTTCAAATCTTGATCTGATTGTGCGATTGCCATGTCAGCCATTTCCTCAATCACATCATCGGTAAGCAGCTCCATAGCGTCTTGTGCCACGATAAATTCAATCCATTCCTTTTTCAGCGGCTTCTTATCGCAACCCTTTCTGCGTTTCCGGGAATAGCAAGTGTAGTAGTTATGAATGGCACCTGTTTTACTGGTTCCGCTTTCCCCATTCATAGAAGCCCCACAATGACCGCAGAACAATTTTCCAGACATGAGGTAGTCTACCTTGGCTTTACCTCTTGCCGGGGCTTCTGCGTTCTTGGAGAGCCTATGGCTTACTGTTTCAAACAGGTCTTTGTCGATGATGGCTGGAACACCGTCTTCAATGCGAATATCCCGGTAGGTATATACCCCGATATATCGTTCATTGCGAAACATGGACTTGAAACTGTTGCGGTTGAATTCCACTCCTTTTGCGGTACGGTAGCCTTTCGCATTGAACATACGGCAAATATCAGCTACGGTTTCTCCGTTGGCATAGAGCTGGAACGCTTCTTGAACGATGTGAGCTGTTTCGGGGTCAACTACCAATTTGTGATCTTCAATTTTATATCCGAGAGGAATATGACCTCCGACACATTGACATTTCAAAGCGGACTCTCTCATGCCACGGGTGATTTTCTGAGATAGGTCAGCGGAATAGTATTCTGCGATACCTTCAAGGACTGCTTCGAGAATGATACCTTCCGGGTTCTTGGAAATGTTCTCGGTGGCAGACTCGACCTTGACTCCATTCTTCCGCAGCCGCATTTTGAAAACAGCACTGTCTTCTCGGTTTCTGGAAAATCTGTCGAGCTTCCAGACAATTACATACTGCCATTCACGATGAACGCTGTCTGAAATCATTTGCTGGAAGTAAACTCGTTTCTCCACATCTTTTCGTGCTGTTGTAGCTCTATCAACATATATGGCTACTATGCGGTAGCCTTTTCTCTTGCAGTATGAGATACAGTCTCGAAGCTGTCCTTCAATGGACTGTTCTTTCTGTCGCTCAGAGCTAAACCGAAGGTACAAGGCTACATCGACAACACCCTCATAAAGAGTGGTGGAGTCTTCTCGAAACTGGTCTATTTCTTCCTCTGTCAGCATTGAGAGGTCTATTGGGAATTTCTTTCTTTTCATTAAAACTTCCTTTTCTGTTCAACAACACGACCAATGAAACGAAGTCTGGACAATTCAGAGCCGCCGAACACCATAGGAGGATATGCAGGGTTAAAGGAGTGAAGCGTGATCGTATCGTCCACAACACTGACTTGTTTTATGAACCCATCGTCATCGTCCACGATGATGACCATGATTGAGCCGCTTTCTATGGGAGCGTCTTTTTGAACGAGAACGAGGTCTTTGTCTGTGAAAACGGGGGACATACTGTCACCAGATACAATTAGCCAGAAATACTCGTCAGTATCATGTTCGGGGCTGACTCTTTCATAGCCCAAGGTCTGTTGCTCGGCAATGATACCCAACCCTGCTGACGCAGTACCATAGACGGGTCGCATACCCTGTTCTTCTACCGGGAGGGTGTTCATACCGACAGAGGATAGATGAAATGCGGGATCATCGGTTTCTCCCCGTAAATACGCCACTGTGGTTTCCAGATTGATTGCAATGGTCTGCAAGTCTTTTTCCGGGATTTCTCTGTCAGCCGCCTTTGCTACATCGTTCAGATAATACTTAGGGCGGTCAATGAGCTTGCAGATATAGGTGACTGTTTTGCCCTGCTTTTTCGCAAGTTGTTTAATCCTGTCTGTGTTCATGGCACCCTCCTAAAAATTTAATCCTACTTTTTTAGGATTTTCTATTGACAATCCTACGAAGGTAGGATATACTCCTAAGTGTGAACAAGAAAAATTGACAACAAGAAACCGACCCCCGAAAATCGTATCTTTCGGCGGTTGAGTTCTCCAATGGTTTTCTTTTGACGCACCTAAAGTATATCATTGGCGAAATGTGCTGTCAAGAATAATTGTTCATATATCACGCAGAAAGGGGTGAGATTTTGAACGAGCGAGAGAACATTCGCTTCCGTCTGCGAGTGAACAACCTGACTTCCACTTGGCTTATCAATATGTTGGCTAAGAGTGGGATTGTCACAGACCGCTCTACCATGAGTGCCATTCTGAACGGCACCCGGAACGGGGACAAGGTTGACGAGATCGTAGCGGAGTCCCTTCGTATTTTGGATAGGTACGAAGCTGTTTTCAGAAGCGGGGGTGCGACAGTGACATGAGTGCCTTTGTTGCGGAGAAGCAGGGACAAGCCAAGGCCGCAAGTCTGCTTCTCGCTCAGAGGGTACGAAACTTCTTCAAGGAAGAAGAAAACCGCCGGGAGTTCGAGGTATGGTACGAGAACCGCTACGGCAAGAAGTACGAATGGAAAAAGGTGACGGCATGAAAAAGGTATTCGGCACAATCGCAATTCTGTCCTTCCTGTTCCTTCTTGGAACCGTTGGCTCTGTGGAGCAGGACATGATACCCCTCGGTACGGGAGTTATTCGCATGGTCGCTGGCCTTGCCGCCTTTTGGCTATTCACATGGCTTGCCGGTGGGTTTGATTACTCCTATACCTTCGATGAAGACGAAGAAAGCCGCCCTCGGTGTAGCAGACCGAAAGGCGGCAAGCGTAAAAGCTCATTCTGATTATATCAGATATTTTTGAAATTGCAAAGGAGATTTCAAATGAACCCTATCATTTCTCAGCTTAATGCTGAATTCGAGAAGATGGAAAAGACCATCAATTTCCAGAAGAAGATCATCGAGACGGCTACCGCTCAAAAGCCCGTCTGTCCCTGTGGTTTCGCTGCCGTGGTTCAGCCTGACATTCCGAAGCTGGCTCTGGCTGATTGCTCTTGGGCTGAAATCGCCATGTATGCTCAGTCCGGTATGGCTGACAAAGTGTTTGCCCTTGGTGATATTAAGCCCATTACGCTGGCTGATGGCACTATCATCAATGCCCGTATCATCGGCTTCAATCACGATCACAACGACATTGGTCAGATCAACCCCATCACCTTCGAGACTGTGGAAACCCTGAACGAAGACAGTCCGATGAACAGTGAGTGTACCAACGAGGGTGGTTGGGGAAAGTCCACTCTGCGTTCCGCTCTGAACGGTCACTTCTTTGACACTATGCTCCCGGAAGACCTGAGAGCTGTCATCAAGCCTACGGCAAAGCTGACCGGCACCGGCGGCAGAAACCCCAAGATGGGTAAGACCATCGACAAGCTGTTTGTCCTGTCCGAGCAGGAAATCTTCGGCAGAAAGATTTACTCTCTCGGCGAAGAAAGTCACTGGTACGACTGGTACAAGCAGGAGAACAATCCCTACTGGAAGTCCAAGCAGAACGGTGAGCGGGATTGGAGATGGGAGCGTTCTCCTGGTAGCGGCGACACCAACGACTTCTGCAGTGTCAACAGCAACGGCAACGCCACCAATAACTACGCCGGCAGCAGCAATGGCGTGTCCTTCGGCTTCTGCGTTTAATCCAATATCCCGTAAAATCCCGCCCCGGAAGGGGCGGTGGAAGGAGGAACCGTGAAAGACATTATCAAGATTTCATGGGATAGCGGATATTACGCCCTCATTCCTGAGAAGTTCTTCCCTACCACTATGGAGAAGACTCGAAAGGTCTTCAAGCTGATGTTGTCAGACCCGTCTTGGGGTGACGCAGAGATCAAAGAGCTGCTTCAATACTTCCAAGAGCGGAGAGATCGAGCGGTTAAATCTGCGGCTGAGAATAGAGCTATGAGCAAGGCAACGATGGAGCTTTCTCAGAGGGTATTGCTTCAATGTCGAAACAGGAATGACCCGAAGTACAAAGAATACATGGCCTATCGTGATAAAGTGAAAGAGCTTGAACGAGAAGCCAAGCACTGTCTGTCGGAAGCCGGGTACTTCAACGCTGCCAAATCTCTCCTTCTTGACATGGTAGGAGGTCGAGTGACATGACCAATGATAACCGCCGAGTAGGAACAGGATTTGAAAAGCAGCTTTGTATGAGCCTTTCCGGGTATGGTTTTTGGGCGCATAACCTCGCTCAGAATAATCAAGGCCAGCCCTTCGACATTATAGCTGCCCGGAATGGAAAGAGCTACCCCATTGACTGCAAGGACTGTGCCAAAGACATTTTCAAGATGGAGCGTATTGAGGAAAATCAGTCCTCCGCAATGTTCCTTTGGAGGGAAACCGGAAACGGAGAAGGTTGGTTTGCTCTGCGTATGACGAATGGGGCTATTTACTTCCTTCCGTTCTCTAAGCTGGAAAGTCTGTCTCTTTTGAAAACGGTTCTTTCCGCTTCCGAAATCAGACAGTTCGGCGTTCCTCTCAGAGAGTGGGTGGAGCAATGCGAATGACCGTAGGAAATCAGCTTCGTATTCAGGAACCTACGGCTGATCTGCTGGACTGGTGCAAAAAGAACATGGTACTCGCCAACCCGGATTATGCCAAAAAGGTTCGTATGCACCTGTGGCTCGGTAACACTCCGCAAAAGCTCTATCTCATGCAATGGGACGGGGACACTCTGGTGCTTCCCTACGGCTGTCTGAACACCGTTTTGAGCATGGGAGAGTGTGAGGTTATCAATGACCTACCATCTCCAAAGGAAGTCGATTTCGGCTGTTCTGTGCCGCTGTATGACTATCAGGAAGCCGCAAAGGAAGCCATGCTGAAAGCCTACTACGGTATTCTTCAAAGCCCCGCCGGTAGCGGTAAGACTCAGGTTGGAATTGCTCTGGCGGCAGCTTTAGGTCGAAAGACCTTGTGGCTGACTCACACACGGGACTTACTTTCTCAGAGTAAGAACCGAGCGGAACAGTACATGAGTCCTTCACTGACTGGAACGATCACTGAGGGGCGAGTTCAGATTGGAAAGGCTATCACTTTTGCCACCGTCCAGACCATGTGCAATCTTGACCTCGGACGATACCGTGATGTTTGGGACTGCATTATCGTGGACGAGTGTCACAGGGTGGCGGGGACACCGACCTCTGTCACGCAGTTCTCGAAGGTGCTGAACAGTTTGGCGGCTCGTCACAAGTACGGCCTGTCTGCCACGGTTCATAGAGCTGACGGTATGATTGCCGCCACCTATGCCCTTCTCGGTCAGATAGCCTATCAGGTTCCGGACGCTGCCGTTGCCGAAAAGGTCATGACCGTGAGTGTTCTACCTCGTCCCACTCACCAAGGTTTGAGTCGGGAGTTCTTGGACACGGACGGAACGATCATCTATGCGAAACTGGTCAATTTCCTCGCTGACAGGTATGACCGCAATGAGCTGATTGCGGCTGATCTGGTTGAAAACAGAAATCACTACAACCTCATTCTCTCTGACCGGCTGTCCCATTTGGAATACCTGATGAAACACCTTCCCCGTGACCTGAGAGATCAGGCCGTTATGGTGGACGGAAAGATGACTTCGAAAAAGGCCAAGGCCATGAGAGAACAGGCCATTGAGGATATGCGGCAGGGTAGCAAGCGGTATCTGTTCGCTACCTACTCTCTTGCAAAAGAGGGTTTGGACATTCCTCGGCTTGATCGTCTGTATCTGGCAACCCCGCAGAAGGACTACGCCGTGATTACTCAGAGTATAGGGCGTATCGCTCGAACCTTCGAGGGAAAGGCCGAACCTGTGGTCTACGATTATGTGGACGAAGGTATTCAGTACCTTGTCCGCAGCTACAAGAAACGGTGTGCCACTTACCGCAAGTGTGGCTGTAAATTCATCGAATAGGAGGTGCCAAAGTGAAATTAGGAAGTCTGTTTGACGGCAGCGGGACTTGTCCACTCGCCGCTTCTGCGGTTGGCATCATATCGGCATGGGCGAGTGAGATTGAGTCTTTTCCGATGGCTGTCACTCAGTCTCGGTTTCCGAAGATGAAACATCTTGGAGATATTACCAAGATGGACGGCGGGAAGATAGAGCCTGTCGATGTTATCACTTTTGGGTCGCCTTGCCAAAACCTGTCCATTGCCGGGAACAGAAAAGGGCTTGCTGGTGAGCAGTCCAGTTTGTTCCTTGAAGCGGTCAGGATTATCAGAGAAATGAGGTGTGCGACCAATGGGAGATACCCGCAGATCGCAATTTGGGAAAATGTTTACGGAGCTTTTAGCTCGACACAGGGAGAAGACTTCCGAACAGTCCTCGAAACCCTCTGGCAAATCTGTGAAGGAGACGATAGCGTTCCTCGATATGAGGAAGACCGATCTGGACGGCAAAAATGGCCGAAGCGAGGGTTCATCGTGGGAGATCATTCCTCTATCGCTTGGAGAGGACTTGACGCTCAATTTTGGGGAGTCGCCCAAAGACGCAAGCGTGTGTTCCTTGTCCTCGATCTTGGAGGGCAATGTGCCGGACAGATACTTTTTGAGCGTGACGGCTTGCAAAGGAATTTTGAGAAGGTCAGAAGAACGGGGAAAGCCGTTAGACCCTCTCCTGAAACAAGCCCTGCTGAACACGATTGTGTTTATGCAGTCGAAAATCACGCCCAAGACAAGCGAGTGTCCATCAGCTCAGATAACATCGTACAAACCCTCGCAGGACGCATGGGCACAGGGGGGGGGGGAATGTCCCTCTAATACTGGTTCCCTGTTACGGTCAGACCTCGTATGACGAGTATCAATCGTCAGAGCAATCCACCACCCTAAAGGCAAGCGGCGGCAATTATGGGGGGGGTACTGAGACATTGGTTTTAGAACCCATCGGTGCCGACTTCTATAATCAGACCGTCACGGGGGGGTGACTATGACATTGGCTGCCGCAAGAGCTGACCACCATCATCTCCCATGTGCGCTTATACCCTATACCCTGAAAATCCGTGGAGGTTGTGAGGGGGGGGTAAGGGAGCTTTGATACAGAAAGATAAGAGCGCAACACTGGCTTGTGGTAACGACCAGACGCTTTTCGTTCCTACTGAAACGGAAAACGGAGAAGTCGTTTACCTTGCCAGAAAACTAACACCAACCGAATGTGCTTCTCTCCAAGGCTTTGAAAAAGATTGGTGTGCGCTTGTTCCTCACAAAGACTCGGCTGAGTACAAGATGTGGGGAAATGGAATGGCGTTCCCATGTATGCTCTACATCATGGAGGGTGTGCAAGAAGTCTTGGCTGAGAGGTATTTACAAAATCTCTTTGGAGGTGATACCTCTGACCGATAACCTATTCATTTTTGACTGCGAAGTGTTTGCCTACGATTGGCTGTTTTCCTTCAAGAACAAGGTGACGAAGGAGCGCACGAAAATCTGGAATGACAACGAAGCAGTCAAACAGTTCATGAAGCAAGAACCCCTTCTGGCGGGTTTCAACAACAAGCACTATGACCAGTTCATTTTGAAAGCAGTCCTGTGTGACTTCACCCCGGAACAGGTCAAGGCCGTCAACGATTTTATCATCTTAGAGGGGCATGAAGGGTGGGAATACGCACCGCTTCGTGACTGCGGTATTTTCTTCGACCAATACGACCTCATGGACGATTGCCAAATGGGTTTGTCCCTGAAAGCGATTGAAGCTTACCTCGGTATGGACATTCGAGAGACTACGGTTTCCTTCGATATTGACCGTCCGCTGACCGAAGCAGAAAAGGAAGAAGTCGAGTTCTACTGCGACCACGATGTTGACGCTACCGACACACTTGACGATCTGCGACAAGGATACCTGTCCAGCAAATTGACCTTGGGTAAGGAAAAGGGTATCTACCCGGCGAAAGCCCTTTACATGACCAATGCCAAACTGACTGCCGCCTACCTTGACGCAGAGCAACGACCCCACGATGACGAGCGTGAGTATCGCTACCCGGACAAGCTGCTTCGGCAGTATATTCCGCAGGAAGTGTTCGATTTCTTCGAACGGTTGAAAGACCTATCTATCCCGGACGAGGTAGTGTTCAAGGAAAAGCTCGAAATCATGGTTGGCGATTGTCCATGTACGGTTGCCTATGGCGGTATTCACGGAGCTATCCCCTGTTACCGTGAGGAAGCCACGGAAACCCGTTCTATCCGCAACAAAGATGTTGCAAGCTACTACCCACACCAGATGACCTTGAATGGATATTGTAGCCGGAATATCCCTTCTCCCGATGTGTATGCCGCTACCATTGAGCGGCGTGTCAAGGCGAAGAAAGCCGGTGATAAGGCCACCGCAAATGCTCTGAAACTGGTGTTGAACACGACCTACGGTGCCATGCTCAATCGGTACAATGACCTCTATGACCCGCTCATGGGTCGCTCGGTCTGTATCTCAGGTCAGTTGCAGTTGCTTGAAATGGCGGTTCATCTCATTCAGGATTGCCCCACGCTGAAAATCATTCAGCTCAACACGGATGGTATCATGGTCAGTCTTGATGACTCCGATGTTTCCAAATATCAGGAGATCACGCAGGAATGGCAAGACCGCACCGGCTTCGAGCTGGAAGAAGACCTGATAAAGATGATCTGTCAGAAAGATGTGAATAACTATGTGGAGCTTCCCTTTGAGGGAGAACCGAAGATCAAGGGCGGTGTCCTTGTTCGTGGTATTGCTCCCGCTGGTGCGTTCAATGTCAACAACAATGCCTGTGTAGTCGCCAAGGCAGTCAAGGATTATCTGGCTTATGGTGTGCCGGTGGAGAAGACCGTCATGGAGTGTGATCGGCTACTGGACTTCCAGTTGGTCGCCAAGGCCGGTAGTAAATATGGTGACGCTCTGCATGAGGTGGACGGAAATATGGAGATCGTGCAGAAGGTCAACCGGGTTTACGCCACGGAAGACCACCGCTACGGAACCCTCTACAAAATCCATCTTGGCACCGGAAACCCTGTGAAGATTGCAGGACTTCCTTCTCGGTGTGTGGTTGACAATGACAATCACCTGACCATTGATGTGGTAGACCGAGACTGGTATATCCGTTTGGCAAAGCGGTATGTCCGTGACTTCCTCGGATTGAAACCGCCTAAGCGAAACACCAGAAGGGTCAATTCCATCAAGAAAAAATTATTAGAAATATTGGAGGTATAACAAATGGCTACCAAGAAAACTGATGAAACCGCCGTGGACTACACCAGCATGAACGCCATGCAGAAGTTGCAGATCGCCCGTGTGGAATTCCTGAACGCCGGTGTCAAGAAGACCGGCAAGAACATCTCCCTCGAATTCAAGTATTTCGAGCTGGAAGACATTGTTCCCGTTGCAGAAGCCATTTTCGGCAAGGTCGGTCTGCTGATGGTTCCAACCTTCGGCAAGGAGTACGCCAGCGCAAAGGTCTATAACTGTGATGACAGGAGCGAGGAACCCATTGTCTTTGAAGCTCCGTTCACGCAGATCGCTCCTATCATTTCCAACAGCGGCAAGGCCGTCACCAACGAAATGCAAGCCCTCGGCAGCTCCATCACCTATATGCGCCGCTATCTGTGGCAGCTCGTTCTTGACATTATCGAAGCGGACGATATTGACGCTTCTTTGGGTAAGGACACTGAGGGCGCACCCCCGGCTCCCAAGGCCGCAAAGAAAGCCCCCGTCACCACCGAGCAGCGCACTGAGATCAAGAAGGAGCTGACCTCTCCCCCTGCGGAAGCCGCCGATGAAAGCTCCGTTGGTGATCTGAAAGCCGTTCTGAAAAAGCTGTTGGAGCTGGACAGTGAGCAGGAGTCCTTCGTTCAGTCTATCGCCATGAAGACCGAGGGCTTTTCCAAGATTACCAAAGACCAGTGTGACCAGCTTATCGCCGGTGTGAAGGAAATGCTGGCGGCGTATGACACGCAGGAGGGTTGATACTGAATGATCGAAATTGACTGCCGTAAGTGTGTCAACGCTGACAAAGAAGCAGATTGTTGCCGAGTTTACGGAAACAACCCCGATGTCGCTGTTAAAAAGTGCGCCAATGATGGCTTTGCGAATTACAAGGAGGTAAAAGGATAATGGAATGGCTCGACAACAACCGTATTCAGATCATTCCTCCCAAGAAGCCCAAGAAGCTGACGGCAACCCGGTTCGCCACCATTCTCGGCCTGAACCCGTGGTCTACTCCCTTCGAGGTATGGTGTGAAGTCACCCGTACCTACCAGAAGCCCTTTGAGGACACGATCTACACCCTCGCCGGTAAGACCATTGAGCCGAAACAGGCTGAGTACATGAAGAAAGCCTACTTCATGAGCAATCTGGTCACTCCTACCGATGTGTGGGGTGCCGATTACTTCAAGAAGACTTGGGGTGATTTCTTCCCGAATGTGGAAGTACTCGGCGGTATGTGGGACTACCTTCTGTACGACAAGGACGGTAAGCCCTCCACGGTTCTGGAAATGAAGACCTCCAAGCGTGTGGAGGATTGGGCTGAGGACATTCCTGAGTATTATGCCCTGCAAGCCGCTCTCTATGCCTATCTTCTCGGCGTAGACGATGTTATCATGGTCGCTTCTTTCCTCGAAGCCACGGACTACGATGACCCTTCCAAATTCGTGTGCAGCGGTGACAACACCATTACCCGTCCCTTCAAAGTGTCCGAGCGTTACCCGGAGTTCGAGAAGCGGTATGTCAAACCGGCTCTAAAATGGTGGAAAGACCATGTTGAAAGCGGAATTTCCCCGGAGTATGACGAGAAGAAGGACGCTGAAATCCTGAAAGTCCTTCGCACCAACAACCTGTCCCCCGAAACCGACATGGCATCTTTGGTGAGGGAAGCGGAAGCCCTGAAAAGTAAGCTGGACGCTCACGCCGCCGAGGTCGCTGAGGACGAGAAGCGGTACAAGGTCGTGACCGATATGCTGAAAAAGCTCGCCATTGCTCAGTTCCGTGACGGGGACAAGAAAGTGTCTATCGCCGGTTCCTCCTACACATGGGAAGTGAGTCGGTCTTCCACCTCGAAAATCGACAAGGACGCTATGAAAGCTGACGGTGTGCTGGACAAGTACACCACCACCGAGGACACTTATCGTCTTTCCCCGAAAATCATCAAGGAGGGTTAATTCATGAAGTTCAAGAAATTCGTCAAGTCTCTGGCTTCCAGCGGCATCATCTACAAGCGTGGTTTTGACCGCTGGCTGGCTTCCCCGTCTGCGTTCATGCTCATTCCCTGTACCGTCCAGAGTGTCACCGCTGCCGCCATTCAGGATATGCCTGAACCCATTGACCGCATGATCTCTCAGGTCGGTTGCACCGAGTATGCAAAGCTGACCCAAGCAATCATGCCGTACCCTGACGGCAAGATCAAGGACTGTGTACGGGTCTTCTTCACGGAGAGCAAGGACATTTCTATCGCAATCAGTAACGATGACTGGTCGCTGATCGAAAAGTCCGATTTCTGCGAAATCCTGTACGCTTACGACATTGACAGCGGCAAGGCCGAAGCGAAAGCCCTGCTGGTCAAGCAGTACCCGCAAATGCCGGACGATGATGACCTGTTGGTAGGTGTCATCTTCCCCGTTGAATACGAAGGGGACGGAGTATGAGTATTTGTGGTAGCTGCCCTCTTTACGAGCATGAACATTTCGGTATATATTGCCCCGGTTCTTGTTTGGGAGAGGAATGTGCCGAAAAACTCATAGACCTCTTGTTCGTTATAACAGACGAAGTTGTTAATCATTCATCAAGAAAGGAAGAAAAGACAATGGCTAAAATCGGACTCACCGAGGGTTTTTCCCTAATTCCCGAAGGGACTCATGTTTTCAAGATCACCGATGTGAAGTACAAGGAGGAATTCGGCAAGCTGGAAGTCACCATGCAGACGCAGGGCGGCTCCAAGCACATCGAACGGTTCTCTCTGCTGAAAACCGATGGCTCCCCCAATGAGGGTGCCTACAACGCTTTCAGCTACTTCGCCAAGACTGCTCTGAAAGATTTCGAGCTGACCGAGATCGACCACACTGACCTGATTGGTCACTTCATCGAGTGCGACATTGAGCATGATGTTCAGCCCAACAAGAACAAGCCGGGTCAGACCGTAACCTTCGTCCGTCTGGCTGATAAGCGGCCTTCTGACGGTTGGGAGGAAACGGGTGACGCTACTCCTGCCCCTGCCAAGAAAACCGCTCCTGCGGCTTCTCAGGCACCGAAACAGGCCGGTAAGAAGCCCTCCATGGATTTGGCAGCTCTCCTTGGCTAAGACCGTGAGAGAGGGAGGGCTATTTTGATAGGCTCTCCCTCTCCAATGGTTTGTTGAAAACTATGTGGAAAGTGAGGATAAGATACAATGGCTGAACTTAACAGCAAGGTTCAAATGCACCTAAATATCTGCAATGAAATCAATCGGCTCTATGCCTGGAAAAATCATGACTACGGCGACAGCTTCCACCAGACCTTTGTTGAAGAAGGTATGGCTATGGCTCGTATTCGGCTCGGTGACAAATTCAACCGTTTCAAGACCCTCTCCCGTGGTGGAGATCAGAAGGTCAATGACGAGTCTATCCGGGACACTCTGATTGACCTCGCCAATTATGCAATCATGACGGTTTTGGAAATGGAGGTAGCCGAGCATGACGCTGAATGATTATCAGAAAGCCGCAGAGCGCACTTCCGGCAACCTGACTTCGTGGGACAAAATTCGCAATGGCTGTTATGGCCTGAATGGTGAAGCCGGTGAGTGTATCGACATTCTGAAAAAGGTCGAGTTTCAGGGTCATACCTTTGACCCGAACAAGCTGCTGGACGAGCTTGGAGATGTTCTGTGGTATGTGGCGCAGACCGCTACCGGCCTCGGTGTGACCCTCGAATATGTGGCACAGCACAATGTTGATAAGCTGATGAAGCGTTACCCGGACGGCTTTGACTCCGAGCGGAGCGTCCACCGTCCTGAGTATGAGGGAGGTTCCGAGAATGGCTGATTGCTTCTCTAAGTCCGAGCTGACCGATTTCTGCAATCTGATGAAGCTCCCCGATGGCACACCGCTTCTCCCGATTGATATGCTGGACTGGCTGGTGAACAGGGGCTTCTTCAAGGTACCGGCTTCCACGAAGTACCACGGCGCACACGAAGGAGGTCTGTACCAGCACTCCGCTTCGGTCATGAAGTTCCTTGTCCAGCTCACAAAGGACAATGACCTCTATTGGCAGGACGAGCGTTCTCCCTACATTGTGGGTATGTTCCACGACCTCTGCAAGATTGACCAGTACCGCAACACCGCCTACGATCTTACTCTGGACGGTCAGCCCATTCACAACCCTTGCGAGTGGGAGTACAACCCTCACACTCTGCTGAAAGGCCATGGCGAGAAGTCCGTCATGCTTCTCTCTCAGTTCTACACTCTGACCGAGGAAGAAATCGCCTGTATTCGCTACCACACGGGAGCGTTTACGCCGAAGGAGGAATGGAACGATTACACTGGCGCAATCCACGCATACCCGAATGTGCTGTGGACGCACCAAGCCGATATGCTGGCAAGCCATGTAGCGGGTATTTAACATGGGCTATCGCAAAGTCGGGTATTTGGAGCAATGCTGGTACATTCTTCGGTACTGGTTTAAGAACATCGTCACCAGAAAGGATAAACACCATGAAAATCATTGAACCCAAGGTGGAGCTTATCAATGCTCCCGATTACGCAACCCTTCTCTCCACCGTGGAACAGGCTGGACGCACCTGTTACAAGTCCAAGGATAAGATCACGGACGGCAGCGCAGAGAAGTTCGTCCGCAATATCCTGAAACGGGGTCATGAAACCGTGATTGAACACGCTTCCCTGACCGTCCGCTTTACCTGTGACCGTGGTGTGAGCCATGAGATCGTCCGTCATCGGCTGGCGGCTTACTGTCAGGAGTCCACCCGCTATTGCAATTACAGCAAAGAGTGTTTCGACAGCGAGATCACCGTTATCCGTCCCACCCACATGACACCGGGTATGAAGGATTTTGAAATTTGGGAAAAGGCTATGAATTCCTGCGAAAATGCCTATTTCGATCTGCTGGATTACGGTTGCACCCCGCAGGAAGCCCGATCTGTGCTTCCCAACAGCTTGAAGACCGAAGTGGTTATGACGGCTGATATGAGAGAGTGGAGACATTTCATTCGTCTGCGCTGCGCTCCCGCCGCTCACCCGGACATGAGAGTGGTCGCAAGATTGCTCTATGATCTGCTGAAATCCACCTATCCCGTATTCTTCGAGGACATTGAGGTGGGCTGATGATTTTCAAGAGAGTGGGGAGTAAACCCTTCGGTGTTCAGCTCAACAAAGCCGAACAAAAGGTGCTGAATGAAGCTATAAATCAGCAGATTTTGGAGAACGATCTTCAATTTCAGATGGACAACGACTCAGCCTTTCTCGAAATGCTCCATGTTCACTTCGGTTTTGGAAAGAAGCGGCTGAAAAAGGCGTGGAAGCTCTTTTATGCCGAACACAAGAAGCTCCGGGAGCATTACGAAATGAACCCGGAAGACGGCGGCTGGCTATGCCGTCAGCGGCTTTCCGCAATCGGTGTGGACTTGGAGCAATGGTACAAGGAAGAACAGGAGGAAGAAAATGCAGTTCAAAGTGAATGACGGCAAGGTGCCGTATATCATGGTCGCCGGTTCTGACTATGTGTCCGGGGAAATGCCCGTAGAAACGGCAGAGAGCATTTATGCCGCCGGTGAGCCGAAGTCCAGCGACCAGTTCAAGGGTTATCCTATCTGCGTGGATAACAAATACTTCTTTGCTTGTCAGCCCTCGACCAAGACCAGCAAGCGGAAAAAGTCTTGCGGAAGCTGATTTCCGTTCTCTGTCTTTCCGCTATCATCTGCCTGTTGGCAAGCCCTTTCACGAAGCCTACGGCTGAGGTCGTTCAGACCTCTCCCGCAGTCGAGGTGGTAGAGGTTCCGACTCCGGTTATCTTTGAACCTGTCGAGACACCTAAGCCGTGGACTCATGAGGAAGTGGCAGCTCTGGCAAAGATGTTGTGGGGAGAAGCGAGAGGGGTTCCATCTGAAACAGAACAAGCCGCTTGTGTGTGGTGCGTTCTGAACCGGGTAGATCAGGGTTACGGCTCCATTCTTGAAGTCGTAACCGCTCCCTCTCAGTTTGTCGGCTACCGGGAGAACAACCCGATAGACAAAACACTATGGTTTCTCTGCGAAGATGTTTTGACCAGATGGCAGAGAGAGAAGGAAGGAGAAACCGAGGTTGGTAGAGTCCTACCACCTGATTATCTATGGTTTTCAGGTGACGGCTACCACAATTACTTCCGCAACGCTTACCGTGGAGGAAACACTTGGGATTGGGAATATGAGTCCCCGTATGAAAGCTGAGGTGTGCATTGTGAGCGAAAAATTGAATTTATCCAATGTGCGATTTGGAAAATTGATTGGAGTAAGGCCACGCCCTGATCTTACACACGGCAGCAATATGGTATGGGAGTTCAGATGTGATTGCGGTGCAGTTGTGTTCAGAGATACCACCCACATCAAAAGGTCTAAAAATCCTTCTTGTGGTTGCTTTAAGAAAGAAGTCATTTCAGCCTTTAACGGAACGCACCACCAATCTCACTCTCGCCTGTGGAATATTCATCGTGCTATGAAACAGCGTTGTCAAAACCCGAAAAATAACGCCTATGAGCGTTACGGCGGCAGAGGGATAACGGTGTGTGAGGAATGGCAACAGTTTGAGCCGTTCCGAGAATGGGCGTTGGCGAATGGCTACCGTGACGATTTGACCATTGATCGCAAAGACAACTTCAAAGGGTATTACCCTGAAAACTGCCGTTGGGCGACCTCGAAAGAGCAAGCAAACAACCGAAGACCGAGAGGTAGTTGTCATGTATGAAAGAATACCGCAAGAGTTGAAAGAAAAGCATTGTTGGGTCAATGTATGGAACAATTCAAAAATTCCAATGCAAACGACTCAGCGTAAAGCGGCTTCGTCAGTTCACCCCGAAACTTGGGGTAGTTTTGAAGACGCTGCCACCAATGTGGAACATGGCATTTATGACGGTATCGGATATGTTTTTAACTCTGACGGTTTGACTGGAATTGATCTTGACGCTGGATTTGATGACGGGTTTCTCTCCCCTCTGGCGGCTGACATTATCTCTCATTGCGAGTCCTACACGGAGAAAAGCAGAAGCGGCAGGGGTGTTCACATTCTGGTAAGGGGTTCACTTCCATTCAAGGGAAAAAACAACCGCAACGGCGTGGAGATTTACAAGAGCAGTCGGTATTTCATCATGACGGGAAATGTACTTATCTTCCCTGAGATCATCGAAAATCAGGCGGGGATTGATTATGTCGTTGAAAAGTATTTCCCTGACGCTCCAAAAGAAAGCTCCGGCAGCTCTGCCCCTCAGCGTATCTATTCTCCAATCTATCACAAGCCGGAGAATGGGAAACTCACTCTGAAACCGGAGTACCCGCCTATTACATCTGGCAGCAGGAACCTTAGTCTGACTTCCCTTGCTGGTCAGCTTCACAATCAGGGTTACAGCAAGGCCGATATTTTCAAAGAGCTGTTGTATGCCAACAGTGTAGCGTGTAAACCGCCGCTTGACCGCTCCGAAGTGGAGCTGATCGTCAATAGCGTTACAAGATACAGGAGGTAAACGAAATGAAACCTTATCAGCGTGGAGATGTGGTACTCATTGATGTGCCTATCCCTTCTTCCGGTCATGTTCAGGGCGGCAAACGCCCTTGGGTCATCGTTCAGAACAACATGGGAAATCAGTTCTCTCCCACCAGCATTGTTGTCCCCCTGACCACCAAGCTCAAAAGGCTGGAAATGCCTACCCATGTGGCTATCACTTGGGGTGATCTGCAACCAAGCATGGTGGAGTGCGAACAGGTACGGGTCATTGATGTGACCGATGACTGGAAGTATTTGTGTACTCTCCCAGTGGAGATCATGCGCCATGTAGATACCGCTTTGAGAAACGCTTTCTTCTATGGGGGGGGTGTAAACAGTGGCGAATGAACCGAAGAAGTATTGTCCGCTGAACGCCAGCACGGACGAAGTTCTCACTTGCTGTCAAGAGCGGTGTGCGTGGTGGGACGAAGACGCTCAGGCGTGTGCGCTGTTGGTTATGGCGAAAGCCTTGAAGAAAAGGAAGTGATTGACCATGCTCTATAACTTCAATGGAACCCTTATCAATGTGGCTGATATTGTTTCTGTTCAGTCTACCAAGGGGCAGAGGTCGGACTATCCTTTCGTTTTCACCGTAGCGTTGAAAAACGGTCAGCAGTTCGCAGTAAGCTACGCCACAGAACCTTCCCGCCGAGCAGAAATCAATCGCATTGCTCAGGCTTATGAGAGGTCAGTCCCTACCCCCGTCACCCGTTATGAGGTCGAACAGATCATTTCGACCTACACCAACAAGGTCAGAAACGACCTTCGTGCAATCAAGAGAATGTTGAAAGAAGGTGCTGAGAATGGCTGATGAAGTGTTCACCACTTCCGAAGATCAAGAGCTGTTTCAGCTCTCAAATGGTCGCTACATCATGGACGAAGACCAGTCCCGGAAGATGTTTTACATCAAGGAAGCGCAGCCGGAACGCAGTCACCAAGCAAGCGGCACCGGCTATTCGTGGGACGAGTCCGGTATGGCAGAGCTGTTTTCCGAGTGCTACCAGAATGACACTCGGTATTGCCCCGAAGCGAAATGCTGGTTCACTTACTCTGAGGGAGCTTGGAGGAAGGACATTGGTTCTCTGCTGGTGGCTGAGAAGATCAAGGAGTTCTGCCGCCTGATGGCCTTGTATTGCGGAGAAATCGGAAACGAAGACCGCCGCAGGGAGTACATGAAGTTCATCGTGAAGATGGGAGATCGCCGTTTCCGTGACCGGCTTATGAAGGACGCTGCGAGTGTCATGCCGATTACCGCTCAGGAATTCGACTCCAACCCCTATCTCATTAACTGTCTGAACGGCACCTATGATCTCGAAAAGATGGAATTCCGGGAGCATGACTGGCACGACTTTCTCACCATGCAGACCAATTTCAAGTACACCCTGCAAGACTCTCGGTGTGAACGGTGGGAGAAGTTCATTTCTGAGGTCACTTGTGGTGACGCAGACAAGGCCGAGTATTTGCAGAAAGCCCTTGGCTACTCTATGCTCGGCATGGCAAACGAGGAATGTATGTTTATTCTTCACGGCAAGACCACCCGCAACGGAAAGTCTACCATGCTGAGTGCCATTCACCACCTTCTCGGTGACTATGCGTCCGTGTCTCCCGTGTCGATCATCTGCAAGTCTGAGCGAAGCAAGAACGCCGAAGCCGCCAACCCCATGCTTGCGTCCCTGAAAGGTAAGCGGTTTGTCACGATGGCTGAGAGCAATCAGTATGGCAAACTGGACGAGGAAACGATCAAGCAGCTCACCGGCGGTGAGGAAATCAAAGCCCGGAACCTCTATGAGACTGCCACGACTTTTCTCCCTCAGTTCACTCTTTGGCTCTCCTGCAATGACCTTCCCTCTGTCAACGACAAGTCCCTGTTCGCTTCTGACCGTGTGCGGGTGATCGAGTTCAACCGCCATTTCAAGGAGGAAGAACAGGACAAGAACCTGAAAAATGAGTTCCAGACGCAGGAAGCTATGCAGGGTATCTTCTCTTGGCTGGTTGCCGGGTACTTCAAGTACAAGCGGTTTGGTCTGAAAATGTCCGATGACATGAAGAAGGTCGTGCGGCAGTATGAGAAGGACAACGATCTGGTATTGCAGTTCCTTGAAGAAAAGTGCGAGAGTGCTGACGGCGCAATCACCAGAGCGAAGTCCCTCTATGACGCTTACAAGATTTGGTGCAAGTCCAACGGCTATTTTGTGTGCAGCGCAAAGCGGTTCAATGCCGACATGGAAGCTCACCCGGAATGGCATGAGGGCAAGTCCACCTACAACGGATACCCTTCCTACAAGGGTTTGCGTCTGAAAGGAGCGGTATGATTTTATGTATTACAAGGCAAATCCGTTTGAGATTTCAGTACCGATTTCCGACCTCAAACCGGGAGTAAGGGTATGTGTTCCCAAAAATATAGAACATGGGTGGAATAGATATACTGGCCTGACCTTTTATCAACCTTATACCATCGAGCGTGTTACACCGAAAAAGACTAAAGTGATATGTGAAGATGGAACAGAGTTTTATACCAAAGATACGGTATTTCTCATGCCTGTTAGGGAAATGAACATTGAAAACGAGAAAGTTGTCCTGTTCCGTAAGATGTGTAAGGTTATTACTGATCTCGATAGTATTTCTTGCCGTGCCTATGTAGCAAGTCGTGAAGAAATGAAGGAGGCAGTTGACCATTTATCTGCTTTTTATGACTTTTGTGTGAGAAATTCTAAAGAGAGGGGATTACGATGAAAAAGAATGAGATCATCGAACAGGTTGATTTTTGTGTCAACCTGACCAACCGGCTCAAAGAAGCTGTGGTGGTTCACGAAGAACACAGAGCTTCTAAGAAGGAGTGGAATAGTCACTCCTATGTCGCTGAGTGGGGCAGCGGGATTGTGGAGAAGGGTGCTTCCAAAACTCAGATCATGGCAAGCATTGTCCAGCTTCGGCGTGAGCTGAACACCCTCAGCCGTATGTTCGAGGATTGAGGTGAGAGCTATGAGCAAGAAATGTGTATGTGGTCGTGAAATGACCCTACGGGATTGGAGTCACGAATGGGTATGTCCCCGCTGTGGCAGGAAAAAGCCGATTGTGGAAAGCCCCATGTTTACGGTCTTTTCTTGCAGGAAGTGTGAACACCTTCTGTTCGTAGAAGAAGACTCTGATTTCCCTCAAAAGCTGGCAAAGGTGGCGGGTATGTCTTGCCCCAACTGCGGAGAACAAGAGGAAGGTCTTTGGCGGCTTCTCGGCAGAGCTGATGAATTCGAGGGAACAATTTTCGTGGAGGAACAGGACGATGAATAATGACGCTGTGAAAGAGCTGCTGAACGCCGTTGGTGTTTTGGCACAGTCTCTTATCTCTGCCTGTATCTATGGAAAGAGGGAGGACGGTCATGAGGACTGACAAGAAGAACCTTCGCCGTATCTCCATCGTTGTCACGGCACAGACCAAGGGCAACCTTGAACGGCTGGCGGCGGTGTCCGGCTACAAGGAGCTTGGTCGTGTGGTCGATAAGCTCACCCGTGAGAAAATGATCTCCCTCCACCAGACAGAAAGGCTTAGAGGTGAACATGAAGCAGACTCGCTATAACTACCGTGGTCGCCCTGCCAGCGCAAGACTCAGCCATGAGCGAGAGGTTGACTATCTTCGTACTCAACCCACCGCAAAGCAGAAGAAATTTCGCAATGGTCTGTGTGCGACTCTCAGGGAACACGGTATTGACAACACCGCACCTCACCCGCTTATCACTCGCTCCGACTACGCCTTTGAGATTGACAGGCTTATCGCCCTCTGCCGCGAGAATGGCATTGAGGTTCACGCTCAGGGTAAGAAAATGGCCTGCTGTGTCTACTATGACGATAATGGTTTCAAAGGTGACAGCCGCATTTCTGAGAGATTGGTCGAGTGTAAGCAAGACGGAGAGCGTTAGTGACTTTAGTGATAAAAGTGAGTGTCTTCTCACAAAGTCTTTTCAAACTGATAGGTTTTTGAGTTTTCATTTTTCACTATTTAGTGAGGTTAGTGACCCATTTTCGATTTTTACTATAAATCCTCTATATAGAGAGTCCTATAAGAGAGTTTATACGAATTTTCAGAAATGAGTCACTAAACTCACTGAGAAAGGAGATTTTTTATGGCAGAGGAAATGCAAGTGAAAAAGCGTACCCGGCCTGACCGGAAAGAAGCCTTGAGTGTTCAGTCTGAGCCGGGAGACAATCGGAAATATCTGGAACACTCTATGGCTATGTTGGATTGGCCTGATGTGAGTATGAGGGAACCGGAACAGGTCAAGGCAAGGATTGGTCAGTATTTCCAGTTGTGTGCTAATGATGATATGAAGCCAAGTGTTGCAGGAATGGCTTTGGCTTTTGGCGTGGATAGAACGACTTTATGGAAATGGGCGAATGGAGTGGATAGTGCCTATGTTCCCGCCGAGAGTCGCAACCTCATTAAAAAGGCGTATCAAGTTTTGAACGCACAGATGGAAAACTATATGCAGAACGGAAAGATCAACCCCGTTGCCGGTATCTTCCTCATGAAGAACAACATGGGCTATGTTGACAAGCAGGAGATGGTGCTTACGCCAAATCAGCAGCTTGGAGATCAGGTGTCCCCGGAAGACTTGCAAAGGAAGTATCTGGAAGACACGGCTGGCGACTATGAGTCTTCCGACTCTGACGAGTGAGCGACTTTGGCTGGAGACTTTCCAGCGACTTTCGACTTTCCGACTATGACCAGCGACTTTCCCGCTCGGAGGTCAGCGACTTTGGCTGGCGACTTTCCGACTATGACAGACCGCCGAGCTTCCGGGTGGAGGTTCGGCGGTTTTCTGATCTGCTGACCGGCTGGCGGGTGCCGGTGGTGGTCGCTGCCGGGGCTGGCTGATCTGGCGGCGGCTGGCTTGATCGTGTCCCGCTGCCGGAAATGTGCGGAAATTCAAGAGAAAATGCACATATAGAAGTATCTCAGAAAAATCTGAGATTTTCGCAGAAAACCCATTGACAAGCTCAGAAATATCTGATATATTGTTTACAAGCTCAGATATAACTGAATATTTTGAAAGGGGTTTAAAACATGAAAATTTATGATCTGCCTGTTATGGGTTATGACCGGGCAAAAAGTTTTTACGGCAAAGCAAAGGTTATTGAAAAGGACAACGGCGAAACGGTTTTACTGTCCTATGATACCGAGGTTTGCAAAATCACCAGCGGCGGCGAATTTGTCCGCCTGTGGAGCAGCTACAGTGTAACTACTATGAGACATATTAACAGCTTTTTGCAATTGGTCGGCATTGCCGGAGGTGGTAAAGCATGGTGGGACGCTCAGAAAATCGGAGATTAAATAAAGGAGGTCGGCGCAATGCGTTATTATCACATGATAATTGAACCGAAAGCCGGAGGAACACGCAAAGAATATATAAGCACTCTCCAAGGAGAAGCCCCGGAGGGCTGGCGGTGTGTCGGTGTCTGTGGTTATCACGATAAGCCGAGAGAGGTTCAAAAGCCCTGTATAGGGTGCGTATATTATCCGCAGTGCGGAAGCACTACACGCACCGCCCATTGTGACGGTAGAAAAACGAAAAGAGAGGTAAAACAAAATGAAAAAATATATTGAAATCTTGGAAGAAATCAAGAAAACAGGCGAAGCAATCCGGGCGTCAGAAGCCAACGAAAAACAGCTTGTAGATAGTTTTATTAAGCTCGAAGATATTAAAAGCCGCATTGCAAAGAAAAGAGCGGTTGAAAATGAAATGATTGAAAACAGCGAAAATATTAAAAATCTTAAAATCACAATTAAGATTTTGAAAAATAATGCAAGAGTCGCACTATTTTACGATGTTCTCCCGGTTGCGCTGGAAATCCTCGCCAAGTATAGCGGCAAGCCTTACGGAGAGAAAACACGACAGAAAATAAGTGACGAAGTCAAAGAAAAAACAAATTGCCGTTTTTACATTGGTTCTCGCCATGGTTCGCACTCTTTCGAGGTTTACCCGGTGGACGGTTTTGGCAATGATTACAATATCAGTTGCGGCACAGAATACACCAACGGAAACAAGAAACCGTTGCTTGTAGATAATAAAATCCAGCTTGTAACCTTTGACGAAATCGAGCTTTATTATATCTCTCGTGAGTATGTCGAGAACGTGCCGCAGAGAGTCGAAGAATTAAAAGTTATTTATAAAGAAGCTGTTGCAAAACAAAAAGAGCTTGAATCTATTTGCAGTCGTTATAATTCGTTGGCTGTGGGTGATCTGTCTCACATCTACCACGACAAACGCATATACGAAAATATGGAAATATGAAAAATTAGAATGGGGGTTTAATATGGCTGATATTAGCAAGATCACAGTTAGCGTTATTGTAGATCATACTAACCGGAAAACAGTTGTTAAAAGAACCGGAGAAAGAACGCCTATATCAAGTGTTGGGGCGGTTGGTTCTCTTACTCTTGCAAGCGCATATCGTGACGCAGCGGCTTATTTTCTCAGGTTGGCGGCAGACCAAAAAGGAAGTTTACCAGCGTTCAAAGATCAAATAACGGTTATGTACCATGAACATAAATTATTCAATGAGTGAAAGACGGTGGAATAGTGTATATAGTTTTGTTCTTTATCCTATTGCCTTTTATGGTTTTATCCTATTGTATCAAGAAAAATAAATAGTTTTCAGCCGCCCCGGTTAACGCCGGGGCGGTTATTTTATGCTTTATAGCTGCCGGGGCTGGCCTGATCTGGCAATAGGGCGGTGGGGGATATGAGAGCGGCAGCGAGGGCGGGGTGAGTGCCGAAAATACCGCAAAAAATAAAAAGCCCTTTTAACTCAGATATATCTTGACAACTCAGATATTTCTTGCTATACTCATATCATCAAGGAGGAATGAACATGATCGCTATGGAAGCTCTAAAAGAGGTTATGAAAATTCGTGAAATCCGTCCTGCTGTTCTCTGTGATCGGCTTGGTATCAAGTCCAATGTCCTGAGTGAGCGGTTCAAGCAGAAGAATGTCAGCGTTACCAAGCTGAACGAAATGCTCCGTCTGATGGACTACAAAATCGTGGTTGTTCCCCGTGACAGCCGAGTGCCGGAAGGTGGGTTTGAGATCGAATGAGATACGGATATGGTCGAGTCAGCTCCAAAGGTCAAAGGCTCTACGGTATGTCCCTTGAAGACCAGATGGAACAGCTTAAAGCTCAGGGCATTGCCGAGGAAAATATCAAGCTGGACACTTGCACCGGAACGAAGATGGACAGACCGATGTTCAATGAAATCCTGTCCATGCTGAAACCCGGTGACGAGCTGGTAGTTTGTAAGCTCGACAGATTTGCCCGTACCGCTCCCGAAGGAGCCATGGTGGTTCGTGATCTGGTGGAGCGTGGTGTGAAGGTCAATATCCTGAACATGGGTGTTGCCGACAACACGCCGATGGGTAAGGTCATGGTGACGGTCATGTTGGCCTTTGCCGAATATGAGCGGGACATGATAGTGGAGCGCACTTCAATGGGAAAGGCTCATAAGCGTGAGCATGACCCCGATTGGAAAGAGGGTCGCAAGAGTAAGGAAATCGACCCCGTGGCGTTTGAAAAATTCGCTCAAAAACAAAAAGGCGGCGAAATGACCGTGGACGATTGCTGCCGGGAGCTTGGTATCAGCCGTTCTACATGGTATGATAGGATAAGAAAGGCGGGTTGATTATGGCATACTACCAGTTTTCACTACCTATGAGCGTCAGCGACACCTATGGTCTTATCAAGACCGTCTGCGAGAAGTCCTGTACCATCAAGCAGGAGTGTCCTTCCGAGAGCATTGAGGTGAGGACGAAATTCCGTATGGGAAAAGGCTCTCTCCCCTTCGTGTTCTATCTGAGAGAAACGGAAGACGGGACGGCGGTCATGGTCAGCTCTGACAACGCCACTCTTACCGGTGCGCTGGCGGCTATGAACGGAAATAAACCGGAAGCTGTTTGGGATTTGCCTGACAAGGAGTGGAGCGATCTCATTGAGGACTTCCGCACCGCCCTCCCTTCTTTCCCGTTGCGGAGTGGGAAGCCTACGCCTGTGGCGGCAACCCCGTGTGATGACGGGTTAGGTCAGGAGTCCGTGAGCAAAGGAAAGAATATGTCCCTCGGCAGAGCTGCCGTAGGCGGTATGCTGTTTGGTGGCACCGGCGCATTGGTCGGTGGCTTGAGCGGTACGAAGAAGACAACAGCTCAGACCAGAAATGTCTTTTCCTCCACCGTTCTGTTCCGAGTGCTTTACAGCAATGGCAGAGTGATTGAGAAAGAGGTCAAGAAGAACAGCCGAGAGTATGCCGAGCTGACGGCGAAAAGCGTATAGTAGACATGAAAAGGCTCTCGCAAGGGCGAGAGTAACAGCCAAGGGGCTATCGGGAAACCGGTAGCCCTTTTAGTTTTGCGTAGTTTGGAGGTAAGTTTATGAAACTGTTTCGGAAAGTGGACATTCTCGGAACAAGATACTCGGTCTATCGGGTGGCTTCCGGGGAGAATGAGTACATGGAGAAACTTCACTATGGCGGTCTTTGCACCACGATTGACCACCGGATTTACATTCTCGATCTTTCCACAACTGAGGAATGGGGTGGTGAGACGGAGGAAGTCAGAAAGAGCATGGAAGCCTGTACTCTGCGTCATGAGGTGATACACGCTTTTCTGAACGAGTCCGGCCTGCAATGGAACAGTTTTGCTCCCGAAAATGCGTGGGCGAAAAACGAAGAAATGGTGGACTGGATTGCAATTCAGGCACCGAAAATCTTCAAAGTCTATCAGGAATTGGGGTGTGTTGGGTGAATTACGATAAGATTGCCCTGTCCATCAAGACCGCTATTGACCGTAGACCGTCTGATAAAGGCGCATACGATGACCTGTTTTCCCTTTGCCGGGGGTGGGAAGCCGAGGATTTTGCGGCGGCTCACGCTCTGAACAAGGAGCTGATCGGTATGTGCGCCGCTCAGATCAGGAACGGCGGCAAGGACGCAGCTCATTTCTATGAGATTTGGAGAAAGGGTCTGCTGTTTGAAGCACCGCACAATTTTGACGCTTTCATGACCTACATCGAGCTTGACCGAAAGCCCGAAAAGCGGTTTTACGCTCCCCGGCGGCACTATTTGAAGCCTATGGTACAAGGTTTCCAAGATGTGCTTGACGGAAAACTGCGTCTTTTGACTATTTCCATGCCGAAACGAGCGGGTAAGAGTCAGACAGGTATCAATTTCGTCAATATGATCTCCGGGAAGTACCCTGACAACGCTACCCTCATGGAAGGAACCGGTGATGACCTTGTAAAGAGCTTCTACAACGGCTGTTTGGAATATCTGAACACGCCGAATGAATACCTGTACTACGATGTGTTCCCGGAAGCTCGGCTGGTACAGACCAACGCCGACAACAAGACCATCAACCTGAAATCTAAGTCCCGTTTCCCCACCATCATGTGCCGCTCCATTGACGCTCGTCAGGTCGGTTTGTCAGAAGCCACCAATGTTCTCTACCTCGATGACTGTGTGGAAGGTCGTGAGGAAGCCAAGAACCGGCAGCGGCTTGATGACAAGTGGGAAGTGATCTCAGGCGATATTATGGGTCGTGCCATTGAGGGTACGCCTATGGTCTTCACAGGCACCCGGTATTCCCTGTATGACCCGATTGGTCGTATTCAGGAACACGCCAAGAAAGAGGGCTGGTCTTGGAGGGCTATTGAAATCCCCGCCCTCGATCTGGTGACAGACGAGAGCAATTATGAGTATGAGCGGGACGGAAAGAAGGTCTTTACCACGGCCTACTTCCGGGAGCAGAGAGAGCTTTTGTCCGCAGAGCAGTTTGAGTCTGAGTTTCAGCAACAGCCGTTTGAAGCTAAGGGTCTTCTGTTCAACAAGGACGAGCTGAATTACTTCTTCGAGCTTCCCGCTGATCGTGAACCTGATACGACCATTGCCGTTGGAGATACCGCCGAAAGCGGCTCTGACTCCACCTCCATGCCGGTTGCAAAGATTTACGGAACCGATGTGTATATTGTCGATGTGGTATTTGATGACGCTCCCGCAGAGGTGACGAAGCCTGAGTGTGCCAAGTGCCTGATTGAGAACAAGGTTGCCGCTGCCGTATTTGAGAGCAACAACGCCGGTCAGTATTATGCCAGAGATGTTGACCAGATCGTGCGGGAGCGTGGCTACTCCATCGGTATTCGGACGAAGCGCACGATCTCCAACAAGCAGACCCGTATCGAGTTTGCGTCCGACAACATCAAGCGGAATTTCTATTTCAAGCACCCGTCCACCTACAAGCGTGGAAGTCAATATGCGAATTTCATGAAAGAGCTGACTACCTACACCAGAAGCGGCAAGGTTCCTCATGATGACGCACCGGACTCCCTCTCTCTGTTGGAGAACGAAATTCGTATGCTGAGTGGCGGGAAGGTGGAAGTGTTCAAGCGTCCCTGCTGATTTCTTTGACTTTTGTACTCGCTAATGGTATTATGAAAGGTTTGGACTTGACAAGCATTAGAGATTTGGCTATAATGGAAGATGATAAGGTGGAGTCTTTATGAGGGGAGGTGTTTTCCGTGGGCTGCACTTGGTTTGGACGAAAGGTCATCACTACCAATGTTTCCGAAATCAATAGCGGCAATGTGGTTGAAGTTCTGCGGAAAGCACTCACCACCCACGCCACAAATAAGGCTGACATGGAATACCTCTACGGGTATTACAAGGGCAATCAGCCTATCCTTTCCCGTGTGAAGGAAGTACGGCCTGAGATCAACAACAAGGTCGTTGAAAACAGAGCAAACGAGATCGTTTCCTTCAAGGTCGGCTACCTGATGGGTGAACCCGTCCAGTATGTCAGCCGGGTTGATGACGAGGGCATTGCCAAGAAGATTTCCACGCTGAACAGCTATGTTGCGTCCGAGGATAAAGCCGTAAAGGACAAGGAGCTGGCTGATTGGGCGCACATCTGCGGCACCGCCTACCGCATGGTTCTTCCTGACGGGGAAGCCGATGTGGAGGAAGATGAAGCCCCCTTCGAGATTTTCACGCTCGACCCTCGGTTTGCTTTCGTTGTCCGCTATAATGGCCTTGGTTATCCCGTGGTCATGGGAGTGAAGTATGTGGTCAAGGGTGACGGTACGGCTATTTATAGCTGCTACACCAAAGACCACTACTATGAGATCAGCGACACTTGGGTGATTTTGAAATCCGAGGAACAGGTACTTGGTATTCCCATCGTGGAATATCCGCTGAACAATGCTCGGCTTGGTGCCTTTGAGATCGTTCTTCCCCTTCTGGACGCTATGAACAATGTGGACAGCAACCGTCTTGACGGTGTTGAGCAGTTCATTCAGGCTCTCATGCTGTTCCACAATGTCGATATTACCTCCAAGGATTATCAGGAGCTTCGGGCTGAGGGCGCAATCAAGTTCAAGGACATTGACCCGCAGTTCAAGGCCGAGATCGAATATCTGACTGCCGAGCTTAATCAGACGCAGACGCAAACCCTGATTGACCACCTGTACGACACGGTGCTTACGATCTGCGGTATGCCGAACCGCAATGGTGGTTCTTCCACCAGTGACACCGGTTCCGCTGTCATCATGCGTGACGGCTGGTCTGCGGCAGAAGCGAGAGCGAAGGACACGGAGCTGATGTTCAAGAAGTCCGAAAAGGAATTCTTGAAGCTGACCTTGCGGATTTGTGATGATCTGAGCGAGTTGGACTTGAAAATGTCCTCTATCGAAATCCGCTTTACCCGCCGCAATTACGAGAATATCACCGAAAAGGCCAATGTTCTCGTTTCCATGCTGAACAACCCGAAGATCGCACCTCAGCTTGCTTTTACCCATTGCGGTATGTTCTCTGACCCGCAGATTGCGTGGGCTATGAGCAAGGCGTATATGGAGGAACAGGAGAAGAAAGTCGCTGAGACTGCCAAGAGCAAGGAGGGTAACGGCAATGAACCCGGAAGCCAAAACTCCAATCAGACTGACACCGGAAACGGTCAGAACGATTGAACAGATCATCAACCGGCGCAATAAGGTTGAGATCGGTTTTAAGAACGGAAAGCTCTGCGTTTGGGAAATTCAGAGTAAAACAAAACATGAACAGCCTGTCGCATAGGGCGGCAGGGACAGCCATTTGGGGCTATCGGTACTGAAAAAGTATCGGTAGCCCTTTTTGTTTTGATTTCAATGCCCTCGGAGTTTTCGGACTGTCCGTGAAAGCTCAGTCTTTTCGGAGATATGAGAAAGGCGAATACAGATTTAACCGCCGCAAGGCGTTGAATGGTCAGGGAAGACCTTAATCGCAACGGGGAGACAACCCTTCCAAAAACAGAAAATAGTGCTGAGTGAACAGCCTTGTTAAACGCAGGAGGTAACTACCATGGCAAAGATTGATACCAGCAAAATTCCCGGTTATGCGGAAATGTCCGCAGAAGACAAGCTGAAAGCTCTGGAAGCGTTTGAGTATGATGACAACGCTGCCGAGGTGGAACGGCTGAAAGGTGCCGTTTCCAAAGCCAATTCCGAAGCCGCAGGGTGGAAGAAGAAGCACAATGAGCTGCTTACCGAAGACGAGCGCAAGAAGCAGGAAGACGCTGACGCTCTCGCCAACATGAAGAAGGAGCTTGACGAGCTGCGGAAGGACAAGACCGTCTCTGAGTTCAAGGCCAAGCTGATTGCTCAGGGATATGACGAAGCTCTGGCTTCCGACACCGCTCAGGCTATGGCTGACGGTGACACCGCCAAGGTCTTTGCCAATCAGGGCAAGTTCCTCGAAGACTACGCAAAAAAAGTCAAGGCTGACGCAATGAAAAAGACCCCCAAGCCCCCTGCCGGTGACGGTTCTTCCGACATTGACTACTCTAAGAAGATCGAGGAAGCACAGCAGTCCGGCGATATGGCTGCGGTGGCCTACTACACCCGCCTGAAAGCTCAGGAAGAAGCTCAGGCGAAACAGAATGAGTAAAGGAGAGATTTACAATGGCTGATACTCTGGCTACCAGCTTCGGAGTGCTGAATTACTCCGGTATGCTCTTTAACAAGGGCAACACTCGCACCCCTCTGTCCTCCATCATTGGCGGCAGAGCTAAGATCACCAATCATGTCGAGTTCGTGACCGGTCAGGAGTACACCACCGGCGGCGGTTCTCAGCCCGCTATTTCTGAGACTGCTTCTCTGACTGCGCCTGACGCTTCTGTTGTCACCCGTGCTCAGAAGACCAATGTCACTCAGATCTTTCAGGAGTCTGTCGGCATTTCTTATGCCAAGCAGAGCAACATGGGTACTCTGTCCGGCCTGAATGTCGCCGGTCAGCAGGCCAACCCTATGAACGAGCTGGATTTTCAGGTGGCGGCGAAGATGGCGAAGATCAACGCCGACATCGAGTACACCTTCATCAACGGCAAGTTCAACAAGGCCGCTTCTGACTCCGAGATCAACAAGACCCGTGGTCTGGTGACTGCTATCACCTCCAACACCACCGCTATGGGTAGCAAGCCCCTCGGCCTGTGGGACATTGCTGACATGGTGAAGAAGATTTACGGTGCCAACGCTCCCACCGATGGCCTGTGCCTGTGGTGTGACGCTGTGACCCTGTTCCAGATCAACGCTGACGCTGTTCAGAACGGTCTGACCGTGGTTCCCGCCGCCCGTAACATTAACGGTATCTCCCTGTCCAGCGTGGTCACTCCCATCGGTGTGGTCTACCTGTACCTCGGTGAGTACCTTCCCGCCGGTACTGCCCTGCTGCTGAACCTGAGCGTTCTGGCTCCTGTGTTCCAGCCCGTTCCCGGCAAGGGCAACTTCTTCCTCGAAGCTCTGGCGAAGACCGGTGCCGGTGAGAAGTACCAGCTCTTTGGTCAGATCGGTCTTGACCATGGCCCTGAGTGGTATCACGGCAAGTTCACTGATATTTCCACTGACTTCACCGCTCCCACTTACAGCCGCAGCGTGTATGTGGCTAACGCTTCCGAGTTCCCCGGTGTTTCTAGCACCTAATTGACCGAAATTGAAAGGTAGGTGAAAAGTATGACCAATGCTGACAAGCTGAAAATGCTGAAAGCCATGACCGGCGAAGCGGACGAGGAAGTGCTTTCCACCTACCTTTCTATCGCCGGAAGCAAGGTTCTCAGGAGAGCTTACCCCTATGACGATACCGTGACTGAGGTTCCTGATCGGTACGCCTATACGCAGCTTGAAATTGCTGTGTACCTGATGAATAAGCGTGGGGCTGAGGGTCAGACCGCTCACAGCGAGAACGGCATTTCCCGGTCTTATGAAGATGGAGATGTGCCGCCCTCTCTGCTGAGAGAGATCGTTCCGTGTGCGTCCCTGATCGGGGGCGAAGCATGAAGACCATGAAGCGAAATCAAGTCCCTTTCTGGTATCTGCTGTATGACCGGAAGGAGGACTTGAAGGACGAGTATGGCAATGAAAGCGGAGAGTCCGCTATCATTTACAAACCCGCAGTCAAGATGGAAGCCAATGTCTCTGCCGCCACCGGCTCGGCTCAGGTGGAGCAATTCGGAAATTTCGCCGGGTATGACAAAGTGATCGTTACCGATGACCTGTCTTGCCCGATTGACGAGAATTCCGTGTTGTTCATCGACAAAGAGCCGGAATATGCGGAAGACGGCACTCCACTTTATGACTACATCGTAAAGAGAGTTGCCAAGAGCTTGAATTCCATCTCCTACGCCGTAAGCAAGGTGAGCGTATCGTGAAGACTGTCAAGGTTCCTCTTTCTCAGCGTGGTATCGACACGCTGCTTCGAGAGATCGAAAGCTACACGGTATGGCTGAAAGAACGCTCCCAAGTCCTGCTTGATCGTCTCACTCAGGCAGGATTTGAGGTAGCTTCCGCTCGTTTCGCAAAAGCCGCTTATGACGGCACCAATGACGCTTCCGTTTCTATGGAAATGAGAAGCGAAGGGGTGAGAGCGGTTGTTGCGGTTGGTGCGTCCGTGCTGTTCATTGAGTTCGGCACCGGCGTTACTTACCCGGACAATCACCCGCAAGCCGCAGAACTTGGCATGAAGCGTGGCGAGTACGGTCAGGAGCATGGTAAGCAATCCTCTTGGGGTTACTACGGAGACCCCGGAACAAACGGCGTGGTCAAGATGAAGAAGGACGGAAGCACCGTGGTCATCACCCACGGCAACCCGGCGAATATGCCGATGTACGAAACCGTCAAAGAGCTGGAAGCTATGTTGCCTGAGCTGGTAAAGGAGGTCTTTTCATGATTGATGTGGAAAATCAGATTTACACACCGATTGCGGAAGCCCTCAGAGTCCAGTTTCCGGGTATCAAGGTGAGCGGCGAGTATGTCAAAGCTCCTTCCGGCTTTCCCTTTGTGAGCATTGTCGAGCAAGACAACTACCCGACAGTGGAACACATGACCACCAGCGAAACGGAGCAATTCGCAACGCTGATGTATGAGGTGAATGTCTACTCCGACAAGGCTACCGGAAAGAAGTCTCAGTGTCGGAGCATTATGAAATTTGTTGATGACATGATGTATCAGCGAAATTTCAGGCGCATTTCCCTTTCCCCTGTTCCCAATTTGGAGAACGCAACGATTTACCGTCTGGTGGCTCGATACAGAGCTGAAACGGACGGCACTACACTATACAGGAGGTAAATGAAATGGCTATTTCCACCTACAAGGTTTTCCTCATGCACAAGGCCAGTTCTGAGGGAACCTACACGAAGCTGATCGACATTAAGGAATTCCCTGACCTCGGCGGCGAACCTGAAATGCTGGAAACGACCACTCTGAGCGACAATATGCAGACCTATATTGCCGGTATTCAGTCTATGGACGGCCTGTCTTTCTCCGCAAACTACGACATGACCGAGTACCAGAAGCTGAAAGCCTTGGAGGGCAAGAAGGAAAGCTACGCTGTGTGGTTTGGCGGCACCGAGAGCAGCGGCACGGTCACTCCCGATGGCTCCAACGGCAAGTTCGCCTTTGACGGTGAGCTGTCTGTCTATCCTGTTGGCGGCGGCGTGAACGAGGTTGTTGGTATGAACATCACCATTGCCCCGTCCAGCCCCATCACTTTCTCTGCGACCTAAAAAACCTACGGCCTGAATGATAAGGAGGATTTATCATGGCAAAGCAGTTGACCATTACTGACCCTACCAGCGGTGTTACCTACACGCTGGAATACACCCGCAAGACTGTCGAGATGATGGAGAAGCAGGGCTTTATCGCCGCTGATGTGGAGAAGAAGCCCATGACTCTGCTTCCCGCCCTGTTCTCTGGTGCGTTTCTCGCCCATCACCGCTTCGTGAAGCGTGATGTGATCGACAACATCTATGCTCGTCTGAGCCACAAGGACGAGCTGATTAACCGGCTGGTCGAGATGTACAACGACCCGCTGATGACGCTGCTGGACGAGCCTGAGCAGGGTGACAGCGAGGGAAACCTGAGCTGGAAGGCTGGCTGGTAAGCGACCAACCTTCCGGTAACAAGGGGGGCGGCGGCGAACAACGCCCCGCTCCCCTTTTCGCTTACACGGAAAAATTCAAAGAGGTCTTTCCGTACTACCTGTCTATCGGCATGACCTATGACCAGTTTTGGAATGAAGACTGCGAGTTGGTCAAGTTTTACCGCAAGGCGGCGCAGATCAGGCAAGACCTGAAAAATCAGGACGCATGGCTACAAGGTGCGTATTTCTATGAAGCCTTGGTTGACGCAGCTCCTATCCTCAGAGCTTTTGCGAAGAAGGGTACAAAGCCCATTCCTTATCGGGAAGAACCTTTCGACCTGTTTTCCAAGCAGGACAAAAAGAAGCAGAAAGAGGTTCAGGAGAAGAACGACAACAAGGCAAAGACCTTCATGGAAGCCTTTGCCATTGCGACCAACAAGAAATTTCAAGAGAAAGGTGGTGGCGTAAATGGCTGATAATGTAGAAATTCAGGGTTTGGAATTTCAGATTGTCAATGACAGCACTCAGACCGAGAAAGGTCTGGAAGCTCTGAGGAATACCCTTGGTCGTTTGAGAACGGCTTGTGGGTCTACGGCTACCGGTTTGAGCGGTACTGCTAAGAGCGTGAGAGAGCTGAAAAATGCTCTGCAAGGCTTGAACAGCGGAGATGTTCAGCAGAAGATCACCCGCATTGCCGGTGCGCTGAACGCCTTGGGTCAGGTCGGCAATGTGAAAATTTCCAGCTCTGTCGCCAATCAGTTGACGGCAATCAGCGGTGCGATTGACAACCTGAAATGGACGGACGGCGATAAGCTGACCGCTCTTGCTGACGGTTTGCGCCCTCTGTCCGAGCTTGGAAAGTCCAATCTGACCACCTTTATCAATCAGCTTGGGAAGCTCCCCACCGTGATTGAGGAATTGGAAAAGGCAGACATTGACAAGTTCACTCGGCAGATGACCGATCTCGCTGCCGCCATGAAGCCTTTTGCAGACGAAATGCAGAAGGTGTCCAATGGTTTCTCTGCTTTCCCGTCCAGAATTCAAAGACTGATTACCTCTACCGAGCGGTACAACAGCACGGTTCGGAGAGCTACTACCCATACGGGTTTGTTCGGCAAGGCTCTCGGTGGTCTGAAATTCGCCGTGGTTTGGCAGATGGCTCGGAGAGTCGGAAGTATGCTCGGAACGGTCATCACGGAGTCCAATGAGTATCAGGAGAACATGAACCTGTTTACTGTTGCTATGGGCGAGTATGCCGAGTCTGCTTTGGAGTACGGAGAAACCGTCAGCGAAGTCTTGGGTATCGACCTGTCTGACTGGATTAGAAATCAGGGTGTGTTCAACACTCTGCTGACCGGCTTCGGTGATACCGCCGATAGAACGGCCCTTATGAGCAAGAACCTGACTCAGCTCGGTTATGACCTCAGCTCTTTCTTCAACATTTCCGTTGAGGACGCCATGCAGAAATTGCAGTCCGGTATCTCTGGTGAGCTGGAACCCCTGCGGCGTTTGGGCTATGACCTGTCCCAAGCCCGTTTGGAAGCTGTTGCTCTATCCCTCGGTATTGACAAGAGCGTATCTTCCATGACTCAGGCGGAAAAGGCAGAGCTGCGCTACTACGCCATTATGACTCAGGTCACTACCGCTCAGGGTGACTTGGCGAGAACGTTGGAAGCTCCCGCCAATCAGCTTCGTATTCTGAAAGCACAGGTTGAGATGGCTGGTAGAGCTATCGGCAATATCTTCATTCCCGCTCTGAACGCTATCCTGCCCTATGGCATTGCCGTGGTGCAGATCATTCGGGAGATCGCCAATGCGATTGCGTCCCTGTTCGGTTTCCAGATGACCGAAGTGGATTACTCCGGTATCACAAGTGCCGGGGTAGGAGCAGGAGAATTGGCAGACAACCTCGATGACGCTGCTGGTGCCGCAAAGAAGTTGAAGCAGTACACCGCTGGCTTTGACGAGCTGAATGTATTCTCACCTGATACCGCAAGCGGTTCCGGCGTTGGTGCTGGTGGGGGAAGCGGATTTGAATTCGCTCTGCCGGAGTATGACTTCCTCGGAAACGCCGTCACGACCAGAGTGGACGAGATCAAGAAAATGCTGGAAAACACCCTTGCAGATATTACGGTCATGGTTTCTGGTTTTTCTCTGGCTGTTGGTGCCATTCTGGTTCTGACCGGAGCAAACATTCCTCTCGGCCTTGGCCTGATGGCGGCTGGTGCTGTCGGTTTGGCGGCTACCATCGGTCTGAATTGGAACGGCATGAGCGAACAGCTTGCAAATACTCTTGCGCTGATTACTGGTGTCGTTGGCGGTTTTATGCTGGCCTTGGGCGCAATCATGGCGTTCTCCGGGGCGAATGTGCCGTTGGGTATTGCATTGATGGCCTTGGGTGCTGTGAGTCTTGCAACCGCTGCCGTTGTCAACTGGCACAGTAGCGACCAGAATATCACGGACGCTCTGACCACCATTACCGGTATTCTTGCTGGTGCTTCTCTGGCGGTAGGCGCAATGCTGGCTCTGACCGGCGTAAATACCCCTCTCGGTATCGCTCTCATGGCGATTGGGGCTGTATCTATCGCTTCCGCTGTGGCTCTTAACTGGAACGCTATGGAGGAAGCAATCAGCTCTCCGCTCTCCCGTATCTCCGTTATCGTGGGTACGGCAATGCTGGCCTTGGGTGCTATCCTCGCTTTCAGCGGAGGTAGTATTCCTCTCGGTATTGCATTGATGGCTTTGGGGGCAACCTCTATCACTTCCGCTGTGTCTCTCAACTGGAATGGGTTGAGTGATGAAGTTATTAACACCGTAGCTTTGATTACAGGTGCGCTTTCCGTAGCGTTTCTTGCTGTCGGTGCGGCCTTGGCATTTTCGGGTGCGAATATCCCGTTGGGTATCGCTCTAATGGCTACCGGCGCACTCACAATGGGAACGGCTATTATTCCGAATTGGAACAGTCTTTCCGATAGTGTTCAGCAGAAGATCACGCTGATTTCCTCCATCGTAGGTGCCGCTCTGTTGGGTGTTGGCGCAATCCTCGCTTTGACGGGTGTTGCCCTTCCTCTCGGCCTTGGCTTGATGGCGGCGGGTGCGCTGGCTCTCGGCTCTGCGGCAGCTCTGAATTGGGACACTGTTGTAAATGCGGTCAAAAAGACCGTTTCGGTCATTACCGGTATTCTCTCCGGGGCGTTGATCGTTCTAGGTACAATCCTTCTGCTATCTGGTGCTGGTGTCGGCCTTGGTCTTGCTGTTCTGGCGGCTGGTCTGTCCCTGTCTTATGCGGCGTGGACACTGGACGATAACCCGATCACTCGGTTCGTCCGGCAGATGGCAAACTCCATCATTGGACTTGCGAACGGTGTCATTGACGCAATCAATGATATGTTCCATATCCAGTTCGATGGTTTGACCGTCATGGATATCACTCTTATCCCTGCTTTCGATATTCGGCTGGTCAATATTCCTCACATTCCTCTGTTTGAGGACGGCGGTTTTGTTGACCAAGGCCAGCTCTTTATTGCTCGTGAAGCGGGTGCTGAGATGGTCGGTGCCATTGGTCGCAAGACTGCGGTTGCCAACAATGACCAGATCGTTGAGGGTATTACCGCCGGTGTGACTGTCGCCAATGACGGTGTGATCGCCGCCATTTACGCATTACTGAACGCAGTCGAGGACAAGGATATGTCCATTTCCATCGGTGACGATGTGATTGGTCGTTCCTATGACCGATACAACCGGAGCAGAGGTGTCCGTGTGAACAACGGTGCCTTTTCCAACGCTTATTAAGGGGGTGAGGATATGGTAAGTTTTATCAAGATCAACGGCAATCCCTATCCTTGCCCCCGCCGGGGCTTGAACCTGATGGTTGCCACCATTGTGGACGCTGCCCGAAATGCAAACGCAGTCACGGTGGGTCAGGTCGTAGGCCGTGAGCAACAGAAGATCAATAATCTCGAATGGGCGTACCTGACTGCGGAACAGTGGTCGGCAATCCTCAAAGAGTTCAAGAATTTCTATGTCACGGTCAGTTACCCGGACATGGTGAACAACACATGGACGGAGAGAAAGATGTACCCTGGCGACAGGACTGCCGAGCCTTTCCACCTTGACCCCGTGACTCAGCTTCCCTTGGACTACATTAACTGCAAGGTGAACCTGATTGACTGCGGCGAACCGTTTTAAGGAGGTGGCGGCGTGAAACAGGTAAGCAATGCTTACAAGTCCAGCATGAAAGCCATGCTCCGCAACCGCTCCTATGTGAAGATCGCTTTCTCCAATGTTGACACTTCTGCCGCAACGGACGGCAGTTGGGTCAGCAATGGGGCGCAAAGCTATTCCGAGTTCGATACGGTTGATTACAACTACGATTATCAAGCGTCCTATGCCGCTTTGGAGCTGAACCGGTGGGCTTTGGACGGAAATACCGTCATCGTTCCTGCTTCCGGCACGATGTATGACGGTTTCATTTCCTCCATTATGAGCAATGCCGATGGCGGCTTTACAACTGCGGCAGTCATTACCCGTGAGTTTTCCGTTCCTCACACTTTCCCCGGACTGACGCTGACCTTTGACACCCGTTACAAAGAGTGGCCTGCCAGCGTGACCGTTGACTTCTATTTGAACGGAGAAGTGCTGGAAAGTACCACAGCCCCCGTAACTTCTGAAACCGTCCAGATCAACACCAGAGCGGCTTCCTGCGACAAGATTGTGATTACCTTTGGCAACACCCTTCCTTACCGCAGACCTCGCTTGGAAGATGTGCTGTACGGCGTACAGAAGGTGTTTACAAACACGAATATCATTTCCACACGGCAGTCTCATGATGTTGACCCTCTCAGCCGCAGACTTCCGCAGGAAACAATGCAGTTCGTGATTTTGGATTATGAACACAATTATGACCCTGACAACCCGTCTGGTATCTATCAGTATGTGGACAAGAATTCCCCGGTGTCTATCCAGTTCGGCTATGAGCTGCCGAATGGCAAGATCGAATGGCTGAAACCGGACAAGTATGTGCTGAACAGCAAGCCCAAGGCAAGTAAAAATCAGGCTACCTTCTCCGGCACCGGCTTGATTGGAAGCCTGAGTGGAACCTTCTACAAGAGCAAGCTCGGCTCTAAGAATTTCTATGACATGGCTGAGGAAGTCCTTCTGGACGCTGGTCTGACGCTTTCTGAGCAAGGCACAAATCCGTGGGTCATTGACGAGAGCTTGAAGCAGATGTTCACCACGGCAGCTCTCCCCATTGATACCCACATGAATTGTCTGCAACTGATCGCTCACGCTTGCCGCTGCCGTCTGTTCACAGACGATGACAATATCATTCACATTAAGCCTTTCGGCGTAAATGTGGTCGGTATTTACAGCGGCGTATGGGCTGACAACGGTCATTTGTGGTACAGCGAGTGGGACACCGTTGACCGTGGCAACAGAGTCGGCAATACCTATGCCGCCTTGGAGCTGAACCGGTGGACACTGGACGGTGGAGAACAGGTCATCATTGAAGACACAGACTCGTCCGGCAGAGGATTTATCAGCGAGAGCATGACGGGAGCAGATGGAACCTATGCTACCGCTCCTGTATTCACTAAGACCTTCGATGTGTCCCATGATTTGCCGGTATTGGCAATCCGTTTCGACACACCTCTGGACGAGTACCCAACCTCCATTCGGGTCAAGTATTACAAGGGTTCCACCTTGCTTGATACGAAGACTGTCACGGGTATCACTTCTTCTGAGGTGTTTGTCAACAGCTCTCTCGCCATTGATTGTACCAAGATCGAGGTCACGATGAACGGCGGTCTGCCTTACCGCAGAATGAGAGTGAGCAAGGTCTATTACCGAGAAACGGACTTCACGCTGGATTTCACCTCCATTGGTGAGAACAGTCAGTCTATCTCGAAGATCGACCAGCTCAAAGCCGTATCTGTCGCCAAGTATGCCTATACGGTAGACGGTGACTCCCGCACACTCTATGAGGGAACGACCACCGAAACTCAGCTCCATGTTGAGTTTTCTGGTCTTGCGCAAGATGTTCAAATTTCGGTTTCTGGTGGGACGCTGGTATCTTCCAGCATTTACGCCAGAGCTGCGGATTTGGTGTTATCCTCCGGCACTAAAACCGTAGTCATTACCGGCAAAACTCTGTCTGAGAACTCGGTGGTCGTTTCCTATCCCGTGGCTCTCGATGGAGAAATCGACAAGGAGGAAAACCCCCTTATCACCAACGATACGATGTGCGCCGCTCTTGCCGATCAGGTGAAAAAGTATCTGCAAATGAGAAACACCTATCAGACAAACTACCGTGGCAATCCTGAGTTGGAAGTGGGCGATGTGATTGGCTTGCAGACGCTCTATACCGATGAAATGGACGCATTGATCTTGGTAGATGAAATCACATTCAACGGCTCTCTGAGCGGAAAGATGAAGGTGAAAGGATTGATATGAGCGTCATTGATACTTTGGTTTACGACAGAACTCAGGCTGATGTTGACAGGGTTTTTACCTTGAAAAACAAAATCCTCACGGGAGGGCTTATCGCCCTCACCGAAGAGGAAAGAGCCGAATATATGGCTGGAATGAAGGGTGCCTATAACTATACCGACATGAATCGTGTAGGACAGGCAGTTTCTTACATTGCGAACAGAATGACTTCTATCCCTAATGAGCTTGCGGCTTACCGGGCTGAGAAAGGAGTTGCAGATGACCCCATTTATCATGTGCCTTATAACCCTTCCTCTGTGGTTGTTTCTGCGAAAACAAATTGGGCCATGGGAGATACACCGACACAATCTCTCGCAACCGCTTATCTCAATGATCTGGTTACGCTTCGTAATCAGCTCACCTTGCCTGCAAATGCACCGGAAGTCCCGTCCACCTTAGACGGACTGACATTTTCCACCGCAAACGATATGGAATATCTGCTGTATGTGATTGACAAAACACTGACCGAAGTGGAAACGGAACTTTATTCCAAGATCGACCGCACTGTGGCAGCGTTCTACTACGCCAATCTTTATAACAGCGGTGAATAAAGGAGGATAACATGAAAGACACCATCATCAAAGGGGACGGTACTTCCCGTACATTGAAAGCCCCTACCACTATGCCTGAGAGCTACGAGGAATGGCGTTCTCAGCTTTTGGCTGGTACTGCTACCATGGACATTTCCCTGAATCCAGCAGGGTGCACCGTGGTCGGCACTCCCCAGAATAAAGCCAACCTTCTGTCCGATACCACAAAGACGGCTCTGGAACTGAGCCAGTCTGACCCCACCGTGAATGACGCTCTGTATGCTCTGAGCCAGAAGGGTTCTCCTGCCGAGGTTCGTGTATTTGGAGATGTCGGAACAACCGTTACCATGAGCCGCAACGGGAAGGTATTGAGTGGGAAAGTAGCTTCTACCGGATATGCTACTCTGTACCCGACCGAGTTAGGTGAATGGACTGTGGTATTTATTTACAACGGTTCCCAGAAGACGAAAGTCTACACTCTGGAAGTTATCGGTATCGTATATGTTTATCCGTTTGTGGTAGGGGCTTCTCTTGAAGCTACTTCCTGGGACAATATCGCCGTTGTTTCCAAATTTGGTCAGGCACCGAACTATTGGAAGGTAGGCGATAAGAAGAACATTACCGTAAATGGCGTAACCTATTCAGCTCAAATCATCGGCTTTGACCATGATACACTGACAACCGCAGACGGTGACCGTACTAAAGCCGGTATCACCTTCCAGTTGGTTGACTGCCTGAATACCACCTATAAGATGAACAGTTCCAACACGAATGTCAACGGTTGGCGTGGTTCCGCTATGCGTACTTCCACTATGGCTACTCTCCTGAATCAACTTTCTTCTGACCTGAAAAATGTCTTGAAGTTTGTGAACAAAGTGACCAGTAAGGGTAACAATCAGTCCGCATTGGAAACCACTTCCGACAAGCTGTTCCTTCTGTCCGAGATTGAGATTTTCGGTGCTACTCGGTATTCCTATGCCGGTGAAGGAAAACAGTATGAGTATTACTCTGCCGGAAATTCCACCATCAAGAAGGTCAATGGTTCTGCGGACGGCTGGTGGGAGCGTTCTCCTGATAGCGGCAACACCTACTACTTCTGCTATGTCAACAGCAACGGCATCGCCACCGATAACTACGCCAGCTCCAGCAATGGCGTGTCCTTCGGCTTCTGCGTTTAATCCACCATCTTCAAAAATCCCGCCCCGGAAGGGGCGGGTAGGAGGGTAATCTTCATGTCAGTTATCAAAGCTATGCGTGGTGAAAGTGCCATGCAATTCGTAGAGACAGCGAGGAAACTGGAACTTCATGCGTTTTCGGTAGTGACCAAAGCTCCTAAGCGGTATGGGCCGTATCTCCTGTATAAGATCATGAATCTTGCTTCCACCGTCCATGATGAAGTGAGAGCTGCAAACAACATCTATCCGAAAAATAAGCACGAAGCTCAAATGCGCCGAGATTACTTGACCAAGGCTAACATTGCCCTTCAAAATCTCAGTCCCAAGCTGGTCTTGCTCTATGACAGCATTCTCCAAAACCCCGAAAAGTGTCCGTGGATTGACCACGCCATGTTGGAGTTTGGAAATCTTATCAAAGAGGAAGCGCAGCTTATCTCCAAGGTGAAGAAAGCTGACAACGAGAGGTTCAAAAACCTCCCGGAATAAGTTTTCTGATATTGGGTCAAGTCCTGTTTAGTTGCTATTGTTCTGCGAACAACTGGTGGGAGCGTTCTCCTAATAGCGGCAACACCAACAACTTCTGCAATGTCAACAGCAACGGCAACGCCAACAATAACAACGCCAGCAACAGCAATGGCGTGTCCTTCGGACTCTGCAACTTCGTATAGGTCAGTCGTAGTAACCCCATTGGGCGAAATCAGTACCTTTTGCAGAGGGAGGGCTTGTTCCCGGCCTTTAGGCCAAAACATTCCTTCGATGTAGTCAGCCGGACGCTGCTTGCATGGTGCGAAATGTACGGTATCGCATTTCATGGCTGGTACTACCACGCAGTTAGAACCTGTACCCAACAATAATACTGTACGGAGGAAACCCTTTTTATGACAAGTGAAGAACGGAGAGAAGCACGGTATCAGCGCAGGAAAGCCAAGCGTGACGAAGCTCGTCTAAAGCGAAGCATGGCCTGTGGTGATTTTGAAGAAGTCTTTTCGTTCCGGCACCTTTACCTTTCCGGGAAGAAATGCTGTAAAGGCGTTTACTGGAAGAATTCAACCCAACGGTATATCGGCAATATCATTCCGAACACCGCAAAGACCCTTCGAGAGCTGGAAACAAATAGCTTTCGCCACCGTGGTTTTCATGAATTTGACATCATGGAGCGAGGAAAGAAACGGCACATTCGCTCAGTCCACATCACGGAACGAGCTGTGCAGAAATGTCTATGTGACTACTGCATTGTGCCGATCTATTCCGCTTCCTTCATTCATGACAATTCTGCAAGCCTGAAACGCCGTGGCATGGATTACGCACTGAGACGAATGGTCTGCCACTTACAGCGGCACTATCGCAAGTACGGTCTGAAAGGCGGTATCTTGCTCTATGATTTTCACAGTTTCTTCGACTCGGCTCCGCATGAACCTCTATTCAGAGAAGCAGAAAAGCGGCTCCATGACCCACGGCTGAGGGAGCTTGCCAACAGCTTCATTCTGGATTTCGGAGAAGTAGGTCTTGGTCTTGGCAGTCAGGTTTCTCAGACAAATGCGCTCCTGCTGCCGAACCCGCTTGACCACTTTTTCAAAGAAGTCCTGCGGATTAAAGCCTATGGTCGATACATGGACGATGGCTATGCCATTCATGAGGATATAGATTATCTGTACCTCTGTTTGGAATGTGCTGATCTGATATGTCAGGAAATCGGTTTAGAGTTGAACCACAAGAAAACCGTGGTCGTTCCTCTGGAAGATTTCTACCGTTGGCTGAAAACAAAATTCATTCTGACTCCAACCGGGAAGGTCGTTCTGAAAATGAACAAGGAGTCCACCAAGATCATTCGGAGAAAGCTCCGCAGCTTTAAGGGAAAATATGAAAACGGCGACATGACCTTGAAGGACATTCGCAGTTCCCTTGACAGCTATCATGGTCACATGAAGCGGGGCAACAGCTACAAGGTGTGTCAAAGCACCGATCACTATTTCAAATCACTGTTTGGGTTCTACCCGGACAAGAAAGGTTGGAACGCTCATGTATAAGATCATGAAAGAAAACACAGCTCTGGCGGTTGTCACGACTCCGGTGTGGGTCAAAATGCAGGACAACGGTTCCTTTGCTCTTTGTGAGGAAGCGGAAGCTCATGGAGTGGTCGTTGATGGCACTGTGTACCATGTTTCCGGCAGACCGGAGATCGAGGGTCACGAAACCGTCATTCTCGGTGAGATTACCGAAACGGCCTATCAGAGAGAACAGGCCGCAGAGCAGGAAGCCAAGCAGCTCCAAATGGACACGGCTCTTGCCGAGCTGTCCATTCTGATCGCCAGCGCAATTCCGGCGGCTGAGTAAAACAGGAGGTAAGAGAAATGTTCAACAAGGATAGTGGTCTGGTAAAGGCGTGGGTGAACCTGATTAAACAGGGTGCCTATACCATCGAACAGGTTCCTAACCTGAGCAATCTCCGTGAGGTGGTTGCTTCCGTTCTGGAAGGAGGTGAATGACGATGAAGTTTACCAAGGATAGCGGTCTGGTCAAGACTTGGGTCAGTCTGGTGCTGTGCGGCGTATTCACGCTCGATCAGGTTCCCAACCTGTTCAACCTGAAAACCGTGGTCAGCGAGATCATCAATTCCGTGGTGTAAGCAGGAGGTCGGACATGAGCGAAGCAATCATTGTAGCCCTTATCACGGGCGGGCTTAGTCTTCTCGGTATCATCTATTCTTCCAATAAGACGGCTCAGGCTATGGACTCCAAGCTGGACAAGCAGCAAGCCGTCATGGAAACGAAGATGGACGAGCTTACCCGTGAGGTAAGGGAACACAACAATTTTGCCAAGCGTATGCCCGTGGTCGAGGAACAGATCAAGGTCATCAATCACAGAATTGAGGACTTGGAGGAATACCACAAAGGGGCGTAAAGCAAAAATTCAGTGAGTTTAGTGAATGATTTGGGCTTTTTCCTACAAAGTCCTCTTATAGAACGCTCTCTATAAGGGAGTTTATACGAAAATGGCTCGATTATTCACTAAACTCACTAAAACGAAAGGAGAAGTCTCATGGAGATTATCAGAAAGCGTATCGCAAATCTGCTGTCGGTCAAGAGTCTGGTGACGATTGTGCTGACCATCGTCTTTGCGTACATGGCTGTGACCGGCAAGATCAGTCAGGATTTCATGACTATCTATGCCGTCATCATTGCGTTCTATTTCGGAACGCAGTCTCAGAAGACGCAGGACATTTTGGATAACAACGAGAGTAAGGAGGGTTGAGCCATGATGAAGTCGAGTGAGCTGGTCGCCAAGGTTACGGACATTGCCAAGCACTATAAGACCCTGTATGTCATGGGGTGCTTTGGTGCGCCGATGACTGCGGCGAATAAGACCCGCTACACGCAAAATCATTCCTACAACAAGGCGGCAGCTCGGACGGCTATGATTATGGCGGCTTCCGATGACACCTTTGGCTTTGACTGCGTGAACCTTATCAAAGGTGTCCTGTGGGGCTGGACTGGCGACAAGAGCAAAGCCTACGGTGGTGCCAAGTATGCCGTGAACGGCGTACCTGACATTGGTGCTGACACCATGATTACCAAGTGCAAGGACGCTTCGTATTCCGGGTGGGACAAGGTTGACCCCGGTGAGGTGGTTTGGACTGACGGGCATATCGGAGTCTACATCGGCAACGGTTTGGCTGTGGAGTGTACCCCTCGTTGGAAAAACTGCGTCCAGATCACCGCTGTCGGCAATATCGGCAGCAAGGCGGGGTACAACACCCGCACTTGGAAGAAGCATGGTCATCTGCCCTATGTGACCTATGACACCACTGTGACCGCTCCTGTTCAGCCTGAGACTGTCAAGCCGGAATCCGTGACTTCGGTCAAGGCAACCGGTATTGCCAAGTCCTTCAACAAATCTGTCGCCGGGAAGTACACCGTTACGGCTACCTCTCTGAATGTCCGTGACGCTGCCGGTGTTGGGAACAAGGTTCTGGTCGCAATCCCGAAGGGGACTGTGGTTCAAAATTACGGTTACTACACCGTGGTCGATGGGGTGAAGTGGCTGTATGTTCAGTTCACCTACAAGCGTGTCACCTACACCGGTTTCTGTTCTTCGGCCTATCTGAAAAAGTGAGGTTGGTATCTGTGAGCGGCAAGAGAGTAGATGGAAAGTCTAAGCCCAAAATGAAGAAGCGTACCAAATTTACGATCTTGGCGGTGGTAAACCTCACTTGGTACACCGTGGTCGTGTTGATCGCAAATTTCTTTGACCACACGGTTTCCCCGGAGTTGACGGTGGGGTGGTTTGCCGCTTGGACTGCCGAGCTTGCCTTGCTCTATGGTATCAAGGTGAAGGAGAAACCTTCCGATGAAAGTCAGGGGTGATTGTGTGCAAGTGCTGAGAGAAGTGACGCTGGACAAGCTCATTAACCTGTATGAAGGTATCGTTGTCCATGACCGCAAGCAGCTCATTGAGTGGAAAGACCATTGCGGTATTCCTCTCTATGAGATGAAACAGCGGACATTGGCTCAGGATAAGATGATCTTGGGTGCTTTGAAGTGTGCCAAGGCCAACGGCTATTCTGGAGAAGAATAAAAAAGGACACTCCCTACCGTTATGGTAAGGAGTGTCTTCTTGTTTGAACGAATACCGTTCCCCATACAATGAAGGGTTCGGATATGCGCTCAATGGTGGAGGCGGGGAGAGTCGAACTCCCGTCCGAAAACCCTTCCATGGAAACTTCTCCGGGCGCAGACGGTTATTCCGGGCGGCGTGACCGCCCTGTTCCCCTCGCTCCAGGCAAGCCGTCACGCCTGGAGGTCAGGTAAGCTTCATGATTCATGGCCGGCTCAAAGCTTTGCCGGCGCACGTGCACCACTAAACGACGCCTGATCCCGGCTCGTGGTCCTTCCGGGTCAGACGGCCGCCGTTAATCAGGCAGCGTAAGCGTAGTTATCGTTGTTCTTTAATTTATAAAGAATGCCCGTTTTAAGGTGGCCAGGCGCCACCGCCCGCTATTTCCACTTCCGTGTCCCCGTCGAAACCGGTACGCCCCCTCGTCGTCGCAAGCTCCATATCCCTCGCTTCCGGCTAAAGCCGAAAGCTCGCTCATTTCGCTGCTCCTCCTCTCCAAACCGAACCCGCTGCGCTGGGCTTCGGCTTGGGACGGCGGCTCCGCCGCCGTTTGGGAGAAAAGCGCTTAGGTTGGGGAAAATCAAAAGCTGGAGCCGTACCGGCGCGCCCTTGCGCGCCGGTACGGAAGATGCTTACTCGGAAAAAA